GTACTCCTCCTGCGGGGCGAAGGATCCCCCGGGGCCTGAGAACCCCGTCAGCGCCTTGATCCTCATGGTCTGTCCCCTCCTGAAGTAGTGCCTGATCTGATGATCGTACTCAGGAGGCACGAAGCCCCTCATCTTCTTGAACCAGGCCGGTTCACTCTCCGGCCAGACGATCTCCCCGTCCTCGTCCTTGTGCCCGCAGGCTATGCCCGGATCGCCCCACATCTCGAAGCCCGCCGCCAGCACGTCCTCCGCAAAGGGGGTATCGCAGGGCAGCTTCTCGTGGGCCCGAAAGTTGATCTGCTCCAGCACCGCCCTCCTGGCTACCATACAGCCCAGGCCCACTCCTGTCACTGGCCCGGGCCCATCTCCGTTATGCCCCATCAGGTTGTTGGCGCTGAAACCGGTGTGCTTTTCCCTGAACCTATAGGATCCCAACGCCACGTCCACATCCAGCGCCCTCAGCTTCTTCCAGGCATCAGGCGGCGGAGTGATGTCGGACTCCACGGTCATCAGGTGCGTATAGTCCCCCGCCAGGAACATCTGCCTCCCCTTCCGGTAGTTCCAGTTTATGTTGTCAACATCCCTCACTGAGAGATTGTCGTGGGTGAATACGTATTCCCTGGGACAATCGAACTCCAGGGCGAAGATCGCCCACAGCGTCTCCGGCTCCAGCCGCCACGTCGGGCAGAAGACCATCACCGTATCTAACCGTTCCACGAGAGTCCGAACCTTGGCAGGTAAGCATGTCTCACCACCACATCTCTCCTGGCGTAGACCCTGAGCCCCATCCCCCTGGCCTGGCCCATCAGGCTCACGTGCTCCACCTCGTCTCCGATCGGAGCATATCTACCGCGCGCTCGGTAGACCTCCGCCGGGATCAAATAGCAGCTCCCCACGCTGTCTACGTCCACCAGGTCCCCACCCTCACAGTAGGGCGGATACAACTCGAACCGCTTCCCGTCCTGGACGAAGCCCCCGATGTCATAGAACCTATCTGGCGGAAACCGCAGGTTCCGCTCGATGAGCACCAAGGGGGCCACGATGTCCCTCTCACTCACCTCCGCCAGTAGCTCCACGATGTCCGCCGGCACCTCCACCAGGTCCACGTCCAGCCACAAGATGTGCGTGTGCCTGGGCCGCAGGTGGCCCTCGATCAGCTCGTTCCTGGCCCGGGCGTTGTTGGCGTACTTCGCCTCAGCGGCAGGGTACTCGTTCAGGTACAGCGCCCTCTCCCGCTCCGGCCAGGTCAGCTCCTCGTAGATCCCCGCCGAGATCTCCAGCAACTCCCCAGGCGTGCTCTCCCGAGCCGGCGTGGCCACCAGGACGTTCATCGGCTTCCTGTCGAGGGGAGGAGGCAAGCCCCCTCCCCTGCTATTCGGTTGTTAGGCGGTCGGGTGCAGGATGTGATAGAAGGCCGTGGCCAACATCACGTGACTGTCCCACCGCTGATAGGCTCGGAACCCGATCTGGCCGGTCTCCGAGTACAGCTCCTCGAGGCGCTTCATGGTGATCCCCTCCCTCAGGAAGATCCAGAAGTAGGAGAAGTCACCGAAGAGCACCGTCTTGGCGCTGGCCGCGATCGTGGCCATGTTGTTGTTGGTCACCAGCCGGTTACCGAGAAGACGATCGGGCTGGCCCGCCTCCAGACCCGGACGCCACAGGTACTGGTTATCCGAGTCCTTCAGCTTGCGGACCGCCTTGATCGTCGAGTCGTGCGCCATGAAGGACGTCTTTGGCCTGGCTCTGTACTGATAGCCCAGCGAGTGGTACAGATCGATCAGCTCGTCCGCGGTGATCGCAGATGCGCTTGCCGCGTCCACCCCCTTCGTGCTGCCGACCACCACGCCCTGCGGCTGGGTCGATCCCGTCCCCGTCGTCCCGCCCGCGTCCATCGCCAGAGAGAACGCGTTGGAGAAGTCGGGCGAGAGGATCTGGCCCCACAGGTCGAACTGGTTATCCGCCACCAGCTCGTCGCTGGCCTTGGACAGACGAGTGTACTTGTAGGCCACGACATCGATGTCTGCAGTCGTTGGCTCCTTCTCGTCGTAGGAGCCTTCCTCCGCGACCAGCACAGCGGCCGCGCTGGCTGTGAGCGTCGCCACGTGCATCTGCTCCCTGGTCATGCGGACCACCCGGGACAGCGGCAAAATCACGCCTGCCGCGCTGATGGCCGTGACGAGCTCGCTGGACCACTCCTCCGGGACCAGCTCCAACCCCTCCGTAGCGGTCCCCTCCTGCATCGCCGCCTTGTACGCCGTTGGGATTGCCGCACTGGGCACCCGTCGCCCGGTGTGCAGCCAGTTCTTGAACGCCTTTACGTGCACCGCCTTGTGCTCCTCCGGCTCGAGCTGCGGGATGTTCCCCGCGTAGATGCTCTTCAGCGCCGCATCCACGTCGCCGCTCTTCACCGCGCCATCGGGCGCTGCTCCCGGCTCCTCATCGCCCTCGCCGAAGTCGAAGGGCGGCCTGGCGAACTTGGCCGCCAGATCGTCCTTCCTCTCCAGCCGCTGCGCCTTCTTCTGGTACTCCTGGCACTCGTCCATGAGCGCGTCGGCTCGCTTCTCGTCGTCCTCGGACACAGTCTCCTGAGCCAGAATGTCCTGCGCCGCCTTCAAGGACGCTTTGGCCTTGTCGTAAAGTTCCTTCGTGGTCATCTGTCGTTACGCTCCTTTCGATCCTATTTCTAGGCCCATCTTCAGTGCTCTGGCCCTTCGCTTCCTCAGCCCTACACCGCTCGCCTGGCCGGACGCCCCCGCGCCCGCTTTGCCCTGCGCTCCCTCGATGAGTTGCTTGGGCAGCTCCAGACCCGCCTCCTGGAAGATGGCCTTGACTGACTGTACATCGGTAAATCTCAGCTCCGCCGGGTGAGTCGTCATCGTGGCCTCGATTAGCGGCCACTTGGTGATCTTCCCGTCGGGCGCTATCTCCATCAGATCGGGCAGAGACCGGCTGCTCCAGTTCAGAGCGCCTAGCTCCATCAGCTTCTCCACCGCTGCCAGGTAACGCTTCCTGGCGTCGAGTTGCCCCTCGATCCACATGCCCACTTCATCGGCACGCATCTCTCCCGTGGCAAACTGCCCCATCGCCGTCATCTTCAACGCCCCGTCCTGGCCATGCTCGTAGAGGATCGGCCTCTGCGGAAACCAGTCCAGGCACAGCTCGGTGTCCGGGGCGAAGTAGGTATTCTCCAGATCCTTCTTCGTGCGGCTGCCCCACACCATCAGGTATCCGCCCACCTTCCCGTTGCCCAGCGACTTGATGGAGGTGCTGGCCTTCTGCGCCAGCGGCTGGAACACCATCTCCCCCTCCACTGGCTCCCCCAAGACCACCTTGCCGTCCTCTATGGTGTAGAGGCGCTTCCAGACCGACTCGCCCATCTCGTAGATGACGTGCTCGTCACGGACCTTCAGGAGATAGACGTATTCCTCCTCCTCGGGTCGCGGCTTGATAGCTTCCCGGATCAATTGTTCGATGTCCTGGAAGCTCAGCTCCTCCCCCTTTTTCGCGCTCCGCAGATCAATCGATCTCGGTTTCATGTTACCTCCTCAGCCTCTCGGCGATCCTCCGTCCTGCCTCTTCCAGGAACCCCTGCACCTTGGGGATGTGCTCCTCTACGATCTCCTCCAGGTGCTTCCAATGCTTCATCCACTTCGGCTGCCTGGGGCCTCGCACGTATGGTGCATAGGGGACCGTTTTCAGATTCGTGCCCAACACTCCCTCCACGCGACCGCCCAGGCTCTCCACTTTCACCAGCCATGTTCTCCCGTACAGCCCTGTGCGTTTGTACAGCGTCCCCTCCGGCTGCGGAGGGTAGTCTGTGATCTCAGATTGCATCCCCAATAGACTCTTGCTCGTCGCCTTCTCCAGCTCCTGCCTGACGATGCGAGGTGCGCCCTTGAGCTTTCTCAGCAGCTCCTCGTCTCCGTCGATCTCCACCTTGACCTTGAACATCAGCTCCCCATCACCACCGGCGCCTCCCAGCATCTGCACCCCGGATGCCCGGCTGGCCCGTCCCTGGTCTCTCCCTTCAGCTTCCCGGAGGGGATGACGTATGGCTCCTCCAGATCCCTTCTCTGCTTATGCAGCGGCCTGCAGATCAACTTGCAGACCATCTCGTCATTGGCCGTCCGCCACTCGTAACCATCCACCACCTCGGTCTTCTTCCAGACCAGCCGGTTGCCCTCCTTGTAGGCATCGGTGGCCTCCGTGGTGGCGATCAACTGCGCCCTTGCCGGGTCCTCGTAGATGGTCTGGATGCGCTTTGTCAGGTCCTTCATCGGCTCGCCGCTCTCGATCCAGTTGGCCACCGTCTCGCCGATGGCCTGCCTGGTCGTGGGTGTGATCTCCTTGATCAGCCTCCCGGCGTACTCCCGGGCCCAGCGCAGCGCCTCCTCGTTGACCAGCGTCCAGTCGAAGCCCAGCCCCAGCTCCGTATCCAGTAGATCGATCCCCAGCCGGCCGGCCTGTTCTATGGCCTCCTCGAGCAGCGGGATCATCACCTGCACCTGGACCTTGACGTGTTCCTCCCAGAACGGCTTGTCGTCCAGGATGTCCTCCACCAGCGCCTTCACCGGCTGGGCTGCCATCTGTGCCTGCGATTGGAAACGTTCGAGAAACCTCTTGGCCTCTGCCTTCCAGACTTTCAGCAGCGCCTCAGCTACCTTCGGCTCCCAGGCCTCCCTCAACTTGTCGAAGGGAGAGGTCTGTCCCTTCCACGCTGGCGCCGGATCTGCAATCCGGCGCTTCAACTCGCCTGTCTCGACAAGGCGAAAGGGGACCGCGAACGCGGCCCTCACCTCCTCCTCCGTCTCGGCGCCCGCTAGAGCCTCCAGGATGCGGCTCTTCAGCGCCTCAGGGATGATCTCGCTATTGAACTCGTACTCCGCCGGATCCTTCTCCTTGCGGAATAGCCTGACCGCCACCGACCGCCACCGTTTCAGGTCCCCGTTGATGTCCGTGGACTTCGCTGGCATCACCGGCTCCGACATCGCCGGCCCCTTCAGTAGTTCCGCCATCAAGCTCTCGCCCCGCTCATCCTCCAGAGGTGGCGCCTTCAGGTATTCTGTCCTGTACTCATTGACCGTCAGTGCCGGCCCATACGTCTTGGCCTCCGCTACCCTCAGCCCCCGGTCCTCCGGCCTGATGTCCTCGAAGGCTGCCAGAAGGGCCTCGCCGTAGTAGGGTATCATCACCTGGAGCGTGATCTCCTCCGACAGGTACACCAGCAGCGGCCAGATGGTCTTGTCCTTGAGCGTCTTGTCGGCAGCCATGGCATTTGCCCGCGTGGCGTCCTTGGCCCACACCGCCGCCGGGATCCCGTAGACCCTGTCGATCTCCTCCCTGTTGAACTCCCGCCCCGCCAGGAAATCCAGGTCCTTCTGCGACAGACCGATCGTGGCCACGGTGATGTCTCCGGCCCGCGTGACCATGGTCCGCCGCTTGGTCCCTCCGAACTCGCTGATGATCTCGTCCTTGATCAGCTCGAAGTCACCCGGGGGCGTATCCTGCGGCAGGGACATGACTGTCGTGGGGATGGCGTTCTTCTTCCCGAAGAAGTTGTAGTTCCACTGCTGCATCGCCTCGTCGCCCTTGATCGCTAGCTGCATGGCCTGGATGTCAGACATGCCCTTGTAGATGTTGACGTAGTTCCACTGCCGGAAGTGCGCGATGAACTCCGGGGGGATCGTCCACTGTCTACCGGACGCCCGGTAAACGTACCCATCCAGGTACTTTCCACGCTCCTTGCTGGGCTTCGGCTCCACCTTGTCCGCCGGCAGCGGCCAGATCTCAGCCACGCCGTCCAACCCCGGCATCAGATACCAGTAGCTGTTCCCGTCCAGCTTCAGCCAGCCTACCGTGTACTGCATCAGAAACGACCGGGTCATGAAGGGGTTGGGTTGCCTCATCAGGATCTCGAAGGGGTGATTGGTGATCTCCTCGACCTCCTCCCCCTTGTCCTGGAGCACATTCAGCCGCGCCTGGCTGCACTCCCTGGCGATCATGTTGATGTCCGAGTACACCCACGAGGTCCGCATGGCCAGGGCTTCGTCTGCTCGCCTGTTCCAGCCCTCGCCGGTGAAGAACCCCGCATCTTGCCCCTCGACGGCCATCCACTCCGGCCTGTCGCTCCTCTTCCGGTAGCCGCGGCTCCGGAGGTACGAATCTACAAGATCGCCAACGAATCCCATCTCACCTCACACCATAGCCACCAGGGGCCCGCCGCGGCCGACCCAGAACGCTTGCACCACCGCATCCCCATAGTCGGTGCTGCGGCCGATACGTTTCTTGATGTCGTCCTTCGCTTCCACCTTGATCTTGCCGCCGCTCGTTGCCTTCCACGTCGGCGCCGTGAGATCTCCCGTCAGTTTGTCATCCGGTGGAAGCATGATCTGGCTCTCCGGATCGCTCAGCATCTCCCTCAACGACCACCACGCTTCCGCCCGTTTATTCACGAATCCCCATTGCCCGCTCTGATCCGTCACCCTCGACCCGGCTGCTGCGTTGAATGGGGTGGCCTTGTAGCCTTGCTCTCTCAGCCGGTCGTAGACCCCTGCGCCGATCCCTATCACGTCGACGATGGCCTTGCCTCCATGCGCCTTCAGTATCCCCGCCACGCGGCCCGTGGTCTGCATCGTCTCTTCCTTGGAGTGAGCCTCGATCTTGGTGATGATCCTTCCGTACCGCACGGCCATCACCGTCTGGTCCTCACCGGATCTGGCCACGTCCACCCCCACCGCGTCCATGGGCTTCAGGGAACCATCCTCTTCGTGGCACATCGGGCGGCCGGCGTCGTTCCATTCTCTCCACCGCTCGTTGGCTGCCTCCACCCACGCCAGGGAGATGATGCCGCTCTCCTCCGAGGTGGCGAACTCTCCCTTGACCCGATTGAGGTAGACCGCCGAGGTCTCTCCCCATTGTCTCGCTCGGGCCTCCGCCCACTCTCTTGAGATTCGGCCGGCCGCGATCGCTTCCTCCAGCTTGACGTGCCTGGGCCACCAGTCCTCGTACCCCGGCTTCCGCGAATGGATGTCATAGAACCTTCCCCCTGGTTCTCCCGGCGTGGAAATGGCTAACGCGAACGCCTCTGCAGGCGTATCCGCTCCGGCCCCTGCGAACGCCCCTTCCGCCGCATCCCATGTCTTGTTCGGGATCTCCTTTGCCTCGTCGAAGACGTAGACCACCCGTTTTGCATGGGCCCCTTCGATGAGTGCCTCATTGTCCGAGACCACCCCGAAGGCCTCTCTGGTGGGCCCCAGCTTCAGCGAGAGCGTCAGCAGCTCTTCCCTGTTAAACGGGTCTCTGCCGATCAGCTTCCAATCGAGCCGCGCCGTCCATTTGTGGATCTCAGGCCACAGGAACTTGGTCACCTGCCGCCAGGCTGAGGCTGTCGTGGGAACCTTGACGTCCTCTGCCGTCAACACCGCCCAGAGAACGATCCAGGCCGCCAACGCCGTTTTGCCAAGCCCGTGTGGCCCTCTGACAGCGATCCTCTTCCGCGGGACCAGCTCCTCCAAGATCTCTTCCTGGTAGTCCGCCAGCCGCTCCCCTGCGACGAAGTTCACGCAGTCATGGACGAAGGCCAGGGGGTCATGATGGTATTGGAGCTTGAAAAGTACGGACTCACTCGCCAGCAGGCCCGCCATCTCGGCGAGCTCTTGCCTTGTCAACAATTGAGAACAGCCGCTCGATCTTTTCCTCGTCACTCATCCCCTCCAGCGGCCTATCTCCGCTGGTGATGTCCAAGCGATTCACCGCCTCGCCGGAGATCGCCAGCCCCTTGTCCGACATCGCGCTGAAAGTTCGCAGTAGGTCGTTGACGCCCATCCTGGGGATCTTGATCCTCAGCGCATTGACCGCTTCCTGAGCCGCTTTCCAAACTTCGTCGATCAACGAACTTCGCTTCTCTCGACGAACTTCGACGAACTCATCCCGGAATTTCGTCGCTTTCCAGCCCCTGAGCGTCGTCGCTGGGATCTCCGTGCGCCTGGATGCCTCAGCCGCATTGCCACCGGTTTCGACCAGCGCCTGGAGACCTCTCTCAATGTCTTCGTCGGTGTATCTGCTACCCTGTGCCATCCGTCTCTACACTCCCGACAAACAAAAAGCCGCCGACTCCCTTTCGGGAAATCGGCGGCCCTTCCTACGGTAACCGCTCCGGCTGCCGACGCAGCCCTATCTAGTTGTCACCTGACAGTATACCACAACATGTTGTAGGTTGTCAAGCCCCAGTCACTCGATCCTCCTGAGGTCTCTCTTCTCTTTCACCGAGACGGATAGCGAACTATTGCTGAAATTGACGGCGATCTCGATCTGCCCCTTCTGCGTCCTGTCTATACGCTCTCGGAGCGCGTAGATCTCCATCATCACCGCCCCGGTCCTCTTCCCCAGAGGGAGACGCTGGCCATCGTCTGTCAGCAGGTCGGTGGCTCTACTCACTGCGCTCGATCCACGCGATTCTCGATTCGTCAAGGGTGACTACCGTCTCCTCCCCTTTCCACGCCCTGATGATCGCCTGTATGGCCTCAGACGCCACCAGGATCAGCACGATGAACCACATCGCCATCACCGTCAGCACCGCTACCGTCTCGTAGGATGTCATGTTCCTTCCTCCTCATCCGTGATCGTGATCGTGAACCCCGGATTCTCCCGGTCTACAACCACCTCGCCAGCCCTCGTCCTCACGTGCTGATCGTTGTCCAGCCTCAGCCCCGCAGCCACCGCATTTGCAACCACGTAGAAGTAGTTCTCTGCGTCCCTCTCAGCCTTATTGGCGAATCTGCAGTCCAGTACCACGTAGACCGGATCCTTCGCCGTAGCGACGATCTCAGGCCGCCCCAGCTCACCCCAGGCGGCGAAGACCTCCCACCCCAGCCGGTCCATCCATGCCTCGACGTGCCGCTTGAGATGCCAGTTACCAATGGGCCCCATCTTGCAGTGGTTCACCGATAGGTCCCTCTCCCAGGGCATGTCAATACTGATCTTCATCTCAATTCCACCACACCTTGATCCACATCCCCATCAGCGGCAGCCATGTCCCATCCTTCAGCGTCACCGAGCGCCCAATGAAGACGCTCGAGTAGATCCCCGGCCCTGGTTCCGGTTCCTCAGGCGGCTTCCCCCTGCTGCACCACCTTCTCAGTCTCTCAGCGATAGAAGACATGATCTCCAATTCTCCCCAGCATCTCCTTCTCTCCAGCCCAGGGTGGATCTCCACCGTCCCAGAAGATGGGGTTATCGAAGTGGCTCACCCCCTCGAACCCCTCCGGCTCCGGCTTCCCCATCAGCACCGAGAACGACATCCACCAGATCTCCCACCAATCGGCTGCCGTGGCCTTGCGCCAGCCATCCTCAGTCCTAATCAGGTCCAGGTGCCCCACCGGGTCCAAACACCAGGGCAGCTCTCCCTCTATGGCGCAGCGCAGCCACCCCATGCGCCGCTGCGGGGTCCAGCCGGCATATTGACCCCGCTGCATCACCACCGCCTCGATGTTCATCCCCGAGATCTCGGCGCGGTTGACGATGGTATGCGCCACCAGCTCCTGCCCTTCCTTGGGCTGATGTGGCGCCTCCCACAGTATGGTGAACGCGATCAGCATCGCGTAGTAGAAGAATGACATCATACCCACCGAGTGTCTGGCAGATCCTTGAGTCGGGCATCTGTCAGGTTTCTCAGCACTGCCGCCATAAACGACCAATCAGGGCTCTTCGCGCCGGTCCTCGGCGCACGCTTTAGAATCTGGCTGCGTCCAGTCTCGTATACCGCCAACAGACCGCAATCATCGGGCACGTCCATAGGGGCGATCAATCCACGCGGCGCCGCGAAATAGAAGAAATCTGCGACCTTCATTGCGGCTTTCCGCTTCTGAGGATTCAATTTCTCCATCCTGAAGTCAGATCTGCTTACCTTGATTTCATAGGCGATTCGCCAGCATCCCTTCGATGGATGGCAGTTCATGGCCCAGGCATCGATTCGCTGGGGCGCAAATCCGCAGTTCAACCGGAGTTCTCGCACCAGAACCCATTGCGGCAACTTGTGCCGTTGCCTGATCGCCTCGTAGATGTCATCTGCATTCATATCAATGATTCCTGGGCCGGAGGAGGCGCCCCCGAGCCCTCTCCAGCCCTACCACCGGACGCCGCGGCATTCCAGTGGCTACCTCCCCTCTGCGTAGCTCCACACTTGATGCTCCGGGTACACCGCGGGCACGCTCTTCATCTCCTTCACCTGCGCCGGCGTGAGCTCTGGATGGTGATAGCAGCTCTCCGCCATGCAGTTGGCACAGAACCGCCTCCGCTTCTCCCCTGGCAGGCACGGCCTATGCGAGAACCCCTCATCCAGACAGGCATACTTCAGGCTATCCGCCGCCCTGGGAGGCGCCCCCTTGCCCACATACTCATCCACCGAGCCCGGGACGCGATCCCCTCCCCACGCTTCCCAGAAGGCCCGGCTCCCTTGCCGCTGCTTCTTCTTCCGGGCCCATTCCCGCTTGTACCTCTTCTTCGCACATGGCTTGCAGTCATGGCATCTGTTCGTGAACTCCAGCGCTTTGTCCTTCCATTCCAGGCACGTCGGGCACCTCTTCATGCCCTGGGCCTTCAGCCAGGCCTCGTGGGCCCTGGCCGCCAGCAGCTCCTCCACCTCGCTGCGCCTGAAGAGGCACATCCGCCCGCCACTAGGGTTCGTGACGCGCCTCTCCTCGATCCCCTCCCGCCGGCAGGCCCTGATCACGCTCCACTCGTTGTTGAATCCGAACCGAGGCATCGCCTCCAGGGTGGTTATCCACTCTCGGGCGTCGTAGCCTCTTCCGTCTCCTCCACCTTCATCCACGTAGTTGCCTCTCCCGAGATGGGGCTATGTACCACGCATCCGGCCGCATCGTATGGGTTCAGGTCCACGCTCAGATAGCCCACAAGCGCTACCAGTTGTCTTGACTTGAGACCATTCTCCTGCAACAGCGGGATGAGCTCCTCTTCGTCGCTCGGCAATAGCCAGTTCATCCTATGTGCCTGCGGCTCCAGCCAGTTCAGCAGGATCTCTGTGAACCTGCTCTGGTCCACCTCCGGGATCCTGCTCAGGTCTCGCAGCCGGAACCCCGAGCACCTGGGCACCGTCACCCCATCGCTCTGCCAGAAGGAGACCCTCACGTATTGCGGCTTCTCCGCATTGCACTGGTCCCGCTGATCCGGGCCCCTGAACTGGCGGCAATAGACGCAGGCCTGCGCCAGCCAGTGATCGCCATCGACATCCTGGAGCTGCCGATCGTAGAACTTCCGCAGTCGGTCCTGTCCCTCGATGATCCTCTCCAGGTCAGCCTCATCCACCGCAGAGCTGGCGTCCTGCTGAGCCTTCTTCACGTGCTCGATATAGCAGGAGACGTCGGTGCACCAGCCGTGGTCCTCCTGGCACTCCTGGCAATCCTCGTCCGTCTCCCCGCAAGGCACCGGCAACCGCACCGGATCGTCCTCGCCCAGGTATTCGTCGCAGGCCTCTGCGTCTTCCTCTTTGCATTCCCAGTGAAGCTCCTCTCCGGCCCACAGGCACGTCTCGCACGTCCGGTCATATACCTTCTGCCACTCGAACAGGCCCTGACTTCCCAGCCCACAGGCCTTGGAGAAGTAGCTCATGAAGTAGCTGGCCTGCCGGTCCGGAGGCTTCAAGTTTCCACTTGCTCGCAGACTGGCCAGGACCTCTCCCATCTTGTCCGGGGTCAGCGTCCTCACCTGCTCCAGGCAATGGTCGATCATCGCCTTGATGTTGATCTGCACCGCCGTCCAGGGCTTATCCTCCGGCAGATCCCAGAAGCCCGGCTCCAGCGCCTCCTTGATCTGCTCTATGATGGGCCCCGCCTCCCGAGAGGTGTGCCCCTTCACCCTCTCCAGAACCGGCCCTTGCACGTCCTCCGGCAGCGTGGCCAGCTTCTTCGCCACCGTCTCCTCTACCGCGCGCTCGGTAACGGCCTGCTGCACCTCGGGCCCGCATTTGAGCAGCGCCAGCTTGTCGCTCACCCACTGCTGCGACTTCCCCACCACCTTTGCCGCTTCTTCCTGCGTGATGTTCTGCTGGTCGATGAGGTCCTGGAGCCCGCGCGCCACCTCCACCGCCGTCAGGTCCTCGTGGAACAGGTTGTCCACCAGCACCATCTCCTGGAACTTGTCGAGCTGCGTCGGGATCTCTCCCGTGGACAGGCTGCCGATCACATCCACCGGGATCGTCTTACGCCCGGCTTTCCTGGCGGCCATAAGACGCCGGTGTCCGTAGACCAGCTCGAACTCGTTGTTCTCGTTGACGAAGACCCCCAGCGGGTTGATGATGCCGTGCCTCTTGATCGAGTTCACCAGCCCCTCGAAGCTCTCGCCAGCGTATCCGTCCCGCCTGGTCTGCCAGCGGGACAACACGATCTCAGCCTCTTTCAGCTCCATCCTCTGTGTCATCTCTTCCTCCCTGCGTTTGCTATGGCTCTCTCTGTCCCGATCTCCCAGCATTTGTTTGAGCAGAAGTGAACCGCTTTCCCGGAGGGCCGTGCCGTCAGGCTCGTCGAATGATCGTCCTCAGTGATTGCCTTCTTGCATACGACACAGATCTTGGTCTCCGGTTCCTTGACCATCCTCCACCTCCAATCCCATGTCTGCGATCCAACAGGCCAACCGAAGAATCGGGAGGGCCACTCTAAATCGGCGTAGCATCCTATCCATACCATGGAAACGAATGACATGGAGCTTCATCTCAACGACGCTCCCCATATCCACATACACGGGTGCTAGAGCCTCAGTGACTTCGACGACCACACCACACTCCGGGCAACACCACAGTCTTTCCGGTTCCGGCATCATGCCTCCACCCTCTCCGGCTCCAGCCATCTCAGATTCCATTCCCTGTTCACCCACGGATACTCCCGCGTCCCCAGGTTCCTCCTCCAGTACCGCCTCGCCAGATGCCAGTGCGTCCCCCGGCTACCGTACTTTCTCAGCTCCCCGAACCGCCTCACCTCCGCAGGAGTGGCGATATAGGTCATGCCCTCCTCCCTGCAGACGAAGTGGATCTCGTCGATGTCCATGCTCTTCATCGCCTCGAGCACGCACGGCGCGATCCCCCAGGCATCCAGATCCCGCATCAGGTCCCACTCCAGGGAGACGTTGTTCACGTAGACCATGTACCCCCTGGCGCCGCTCACCTGGAGCCAGACGAACTTGCCCGCCTTGACCTCCCGGCCGAGGCCTGGCTCATAGAATGTGATCACGCACTGCCTGGGTTTGACCTTCATCACCCTGTCTTCTCTGGGTATTTCTTTTCAAGTACAGACCGACACTTCTTACAGTTGTCAGAGTGATCATGGCGGTTGTCCTCTAGAACCCCAAAGTACATCCAGTGGCCGCACAATGACCGACTCTCAATAAAGTAGTGAGCCTTCCTGAAGTTCCAAGCGAGGCCCCATCCCTGCCTAGCCATCCTCCACCTCCATCAGTGCCTCACGAAATCCTTGTACCTGCCCTGGATGTACCGATACCGATCCGGCTCCTGCGAAGGCGGCTCTTCCCCCGCATCCACGGTCACTACCACCCAACCCGGCCCCAACGCCTTGCCTCCCCTGGCCACTGTATCCGCCTGATACTGAGCGATCCGCTCCAGGTACTCCGGCGTCACATGAGGGAGATGTGCCAGGGCCTTCGCCTTGCGGGGCAGCACCCCCATCGCCTCCAATAGACGTCGGCTTTCGTCAGTGACACCCATATTCTGTAATAGGTGTTGTTGTTCTTTGGATTGAGATAACTCTTCTTCAACAACAACAGCCTTATTACTAATAGGGTGTCCCTCTACAGTAGCACCCACGGCCTCCTGGGTGTCACTGGCAGTAGCACCCAGCGAGTCATGCCGGACCAGGAGATAGGTTCTCCACTCCTGGCTGTGTATGCGCCGCCTCTCGACCAGCCCAAACTCGGCCAACCGCTCCAGGCGCCGCCTGATCCCCCCGGGGCCTATCTCCTGGCCCTCGAGGGCTGTGAAAGTGCCGGCAAGCTCGTTGTAGGTCTCATTCAGCCATTCGTACTGGTGGTTCCAGGCCAGGGCGTAGAGGACGAGGTAGGTCCATCTCAGGTGGATGGGGATCTCCGATCGGCGCAGCACCGCGGACGGGAACAGCGTGTACTTCGGAGGGATCATGCATCCACCTCCGGCAACCGTAGCTGCTCCGCGATCGCGGCTTGCTTGGCCTCGATGTACCTCACCCGCAGCTCGCTCAGCTCATCCCACAAGGCCAGCACCGCCGCATCGTCCTTCTGGTTCATGTAGATCAGCAGGGCCCCGGTCCCGTTGTCGGCCGCGAACCGCACGTCGATCGCCAGGCGGATCAGGGTCCAGGCCAGGGCCAGCGATCCCTCCTCGTCCCAGGGGATCCTGATCTCAATCGTCTCGTTGCTCATGCCACAACCCCATCTGCACGTATTGCTTCAAGCGCAGGGTCTTCCACTGTTCGTAGAGCTTCCGCATCTTCTCACCACACTTTGCAGCCTGTGGATCCGGTATCCCCTCCAGGTAGCCCGCCACGTAGAGCGTCTCCACGATGCCATCCTCGATGAACTCGATGATCTCTTGTTTGTCCCTCGGCCACGCCATCTATCTACCTATCGCCTCCAATAGCGGGAGGGGGACTCGAACCCCCGTCCTCCAGGTTATGGGCCTGGCGAGCTGCCACTGCTCTATCCCGCGATCCCGCTACGCACCTCAAGAGGGGGCGGCTCAGAGACGGCTGTACATCGCCAGCCATCTCCTTCCCAGGGGAGGGTTCCCCGCCCCTTCTCTTCATCTCTCAGAACTCCAGTTCGTCATCCTCACTCTCAGGCGTAGGATCGAATGGCAACGGCTCCAGCATCTCGCTGTCCATCGTCGGCTCCTCGGGCACTCCATACACGTCATCGGTGGTGAGCCGGTCGATCTGAGGCAATCTCACCCTACCCTCCATGGCCCTGGTCATCCACACGGGGTCCAACTCCAGCTCGGGGGTGTAGACGTCAAGCTGCATGGCCCCCTTCTTCGTGTCGATCCACTTCTTCTCTGGGCCCGTGAGGGTCAACAGCCAATCCGAGTGCATCAGGGTAGCTCGGCCGCAGTATTGCTCGATGAACAAGCGCCCATTCTTGAGCTGGGAGAGCATCTCCCTCATGGGGTTCAGGTGCACGACCATCTGCCAATACCCCTGGCGCACGATGCCTTTGATGGAGAACCTGAACCAGCCTGTTGGCCGGCATCCCCAGCCACAGTATTGAGGGCAATCCATGTATAGGCACTTCACCGTATTGCCCACTGGCTCGATCGTGCCGTATGCTTTCTTGCCAGCCCACACCTTCGTCAGCCCCTTGGCCTCGATCTTCTCCCACTGTGCCACTTGGCCGTATATCAGGGTGTCGCTTTGCTTGGTCTGGGGTTCGTAGTGGCTGCGATAGGTGACCTTCTCGCCATCGCCCATGCACCGCACGCTGCCATTCCCGGCGAATATCACCAGGGCGGTAGGGAAGACGTCCTCGATCTTCGCCTCCAGGAAGTAGATGGGGAGCTGCTTCGGCGCTGGTCCAATCTCTGGCAACGCCGCAACTTCCTCCGGTACGATGAAGTGATCCGTAGCGCGGGGGTCGGTCACCACCTCACCCTTGTACATCTGGACTTCGCCCTGCCCGTTCTCACGCGGCACCTTGATCCCCAACCCTATCCGCCCGATCTTCTTTGGCCTGTACACGTCCTTCATGCCCTTGATAGACATCTTTCCCTCCGTTTCACTATTGGGGGTGGGCCGGATTCCTCCGAACCCGGCTGGCTTCCGAGCCTGGTCCTAGAAGCCACGGCTATTGCTTTCAGTGATTAGCGGTTCACCAGCAGATGGGATGGCCAGCCAAGAGTTCCCGGTGCACCTGTGGTGCCACCTGAAGAACCTTGCCGCCTTCTTTGGGCCGAGGTCAGAAAACGAGAGCTGAACGCCGCCAGGCGCGTGGTAGCTATAACCACACTTGCGGCTATGCTGTTTCTTCTTTACGCGGTTTCTCTCGTTCTTCCCCGGCCTTCGAGCCGAGCGAAATCTGTCGCTGGGCTTTCCCATGGATGGTTCGCCTCCCTACTCAGCGAGCGCCGCCGCCCCCCTCACACACTTACCATCAATCCCTCAGCCGCATGAACAAACCTCTCCTGATCCTCCCCGCTCGTACCCTTGCTTTCCAGGTACGCCGCCAGCAGGTCCATGGGCCCCATCTCCTCGTAGCTGGGACCATCCAGCCGCATCCGCACATCCCGGTCGATGTTCTTGACCACGCTGGAGCGCAACGCCGGCTCCAGGGCATGGTGAATCGCCGCATCCTCCAGCATCGCCGCCGCGTGTAAGGTGCCCTCGATGATTACCCTCACCACCGCTCCCTCAATCTGCTCTGCGTAGATGGATTCCAGCACATCATCGGTGGGATCCGACCCGTCCAGATGCACCCTGATCGTGCGGAAATCACGCACCTTCAGTGGAACGAACTCGTCCTGGGTGAACGCCGCGTTGCCGAACAGATCGTCCTCCTCGTACTTGCCCAGGGTGACTACCACGAAGCCCTTCTGGTCCATCTCCTCGCCGAAGTCGATGCGCTCGATGCTTCCCGAGTACACCACCGGCGGGTTATCGTGGAGCCTCTGATAGCGATGCAGGTGCCCCAGGGCCACGTAGTCGAACTGCTCCAGCGCCAGGGCCTCCAGGGGCAAGGTGATCCCCCCTCCCAGGCCCACCGGGGTCCCGCCTCCCATATCCCCGCCCTCAATGGTCAGATGCGCCGCCAGGATGGAGGGGATCTCCGGGTCCAGTTGATGGGCCAGTTCCTTGATCTTCTCGGCCACCGCGTCAGCGATCAGCTTGTCGATCTCCTCCGCCGGCACACCTTGGAAGGCCTCCTTGGCCATCACGTTATGACGGGTAGGCCAGGGGATGCCCAGCACCTGAGCATCCCCTGCCTCCAGTGAGAATCTCAGCAACTCTGGCCGGTCCACGATGTACACCTGACCGACCTCGAGGGCCTTGTAGATCTCCAGCGTGTGCGCCTTGCCGAAGGCGCCTGGCACATCGTGGTTCCCCACGATCAGCACCACCGGAGCGCTGGAGGCCATTCTCCGGATCCGCCGGGCGAACTCTCTCTCCAGCGTGGGGTTGGGGTTGCGATCCTTGAACGCATCACCGGCGAACACCACCAGATTGATGGCCTCTGTCTCCACGTAGTCCGCGATGGTGTCCATGGATTTGAGGAAGTCCTCCAACCTCAGTGGCAGCCCGCTATCAGGATCCACCGGCCCCGTCATGTCGCTTCCGTTGTGCGCGTCAGCGAAGTGTAGGATCTTCATCAGACCTCCCTCCAATCGGCTTCCATAGAGCCCTCATCTTGTCGGGCCACACCGATCAATAACCTGCCCGGTGTCTGCTTGGACAACTCCGGAATCACCATCTGGCCGATAGTCGTCGCCTCTCCACTCTCCAAGAGCCACTCAAAGTGAGCCAAGAATACGTGCTCAAATGAGAGCAGGCCGAAATCCACCGCCTCGAGCTGCGACTTCATCCAGTAGTATAGCGCCCGATATGCCTGCTTCTCATTGGACTCCATCGTCAAAGAGATGCGTACTGTACGGGGTGTTTCCTCAATCTCCTTGACAAACCTCAAAGTGACATCGCCTGTCTCGAAGTTCTCCGTGAACTGGCACCCTATAACGCCATACTTCACCAGGAGCTTTCGTATCGCCTCCTGGCTTCTGCTCACGGGCACCGTTGTAGTCTTGTATGCGCTACGATTCGGCATGTGCTTACCTCAATTGACGCTGATGAGGCTCCCCGCAGGACCTTTCACCACTTCAATCCTGCTGGGGAAGGCCTCTTTCAACTCGTCAAGGTGCGTCACCACCAGTATCAGCCCAAAGTCACCTGCCACCGAGCTGATCGCCTCCACCAACTTCTCCCTGCCCTGGGCGTCCTGGCTCCCAAACCCCTCATCGATGATCAGTGTCTCCAGCCTGGCCCCTGCCCTCCTGGCCAGCAACTTGCTGATGGCGATCCTGATGGCGAAGTTGATCCTGAACGCCTCGCCACCCGAGAAGAGGTCGTAGCTCCTGGTGCCCAGCTCGTCGGAAACGTGTATATCCAGCGTCTCCGCCACGGTCCCCTTCTTCGTCTCCCGCTGGCTGTCCAGCCTCACGCTCATCCGGCCGCCGGTCATCTGCTCCAGCAGCCGGTTAGCCTCTTCCTCGATCTCCGGGATCACCGTCTCGATGATCATGGCCTGGATGCCCTTCTTCCCGAAGGCGACTTTGAGCTGGTCGTAGACGTGCCAGGCCGATGATGCCTCGTTGTGCTCCGTTTCCAGCTTCTCCGCCTCGCCTCTCAGGTAGTGGCAGTGCTCGATCTTCTGCGTGGCCGCGCCGACTCGGAGGTTGGCCCGCGATAGATCGTCGCCAAGCCGGTTCTCCTGGGCCTTCCAGGTCCTCAGCTCCGTCTCGATCTCCGCCAGACCACCGAGCTCCACCTTGAGAGCATCCCTCTTGGCCGTCAGCGAGGCGATCGTGGCTTCCAGTTCATGGGCCTGCTCTTGCCATTCAGCGATCCGCTCCCTTTTCATCCCCTCGTAGCGGGTCTTGGCCTCCTCGATGGCCCGCTCGAGCTGGATCACCTGCGCCTTCCAGTCCTCAAGCCGTTCTTGCTCTGCCTCCAGCTTGGCCAGTTGCGCGGTTAGCTCGGCACGTTGGCTCTGCAGTTGCTGCGCTACCCTGATCTGCTTGTCAATGACTGAGAGCTCCATCACCAATTGCCCGAGTTCGTAATCTATCTCCTCGGTCCGGCCCTTGTTTCGTTTGTATTCAGCCGCGGCCGCCTCTCCCTCCACCTGCTTGCTGGCCAGTATCTCCTGGCGGTGCTCTTCGGTCAGCTCAGAATCACAAAGCGGACAGTTGGCATCCGCCCTCTCCAGAAGGTCCATCTCCTCCTTCAGGGCCGCCATGTCCGCCTTGAGTGCCGTATTGGTCGCTGTCAGGCCGGCCTTCTCTTCGGACAGTCCCGCCTTCTCCTCTTGGGCCTTCCGCCTCTCTTCGTCTGCACCAGTTACCTGAGCAAGACCGGCTTCAGTCTCTCCAAGTTTCTCCTGGCAGTGCTCGATCGCCTCCGGGTCCGCCCCTGCGATCCGCCGCTGGACCTCTCTCAGTTGCTCTTCATAGCCACTGATCTCCTCCCGCTGACCGGGCCAGTCGTCCTTTTCACTGCTGCGGATCCTGGAGAGGAAGACGTCCCTCTCCCGCCCGCGCTTCTCCAGTTCCGCCTCAGTGTCATCGAGACCCTGTCTCTTCAGGCCGCCCTGCGCCTGCTTCTCCTGGAGCTGCCGCACATGGTGCTGCGCCTCTTTCAGCTCGGCGCCCAACCGCTCCGCCTCAGACGCCGCGGCCTCCAGGTGAGATTCATACTCCGGCGCCTTCTCCAACTCCTCCCTGATGCTCTCCTCCTTCGCCTCGATGCGATTCAGGGAGCCCATCAGTTCGTTGACCTTGGCTTTGGCCCTCTCCTCGAGGACGCCCCACTCGTCCAGGCGCAGAATAGCCCCCAGGATCTCCTTGCGCTTTCCCGGAGGCTGATTGGTGAACTCGTCGGCCCGGCCTTGGAGCAATAGCGCCGAGTTGATGAACGTGGAGTAGTCCATACCGATTAAGGACTCGATCCTCTCCTGGGTCTCTTTGATGGTGTGCTCCGTCAGAGCGGTCCAGTTGCCGTTGTTGCCCACCTGGAACTCCAGGGTGGAGCTCCCCCTGCCGGCACTGTCCCTCTGCCTGATCACCCGGTACTCCTGGTCGCTGAGGCGGAAGTCGAGAGAGACCTCCATCTGCTCCTCGCCCAGGTGGATCAGCTCGTCGGCGCTCTTGGATCGCGCCTCACCCCACAGCGCCCAGGTGATGGCGTCGATGATCGCCGACTTGCCGTGGCCGTTCTCCCCCGCCAGACACGCCAGACGGATCCCGTCCAGCTCCAGCTCCGTGAGGTTCCGGTACGGCATGAAGTTCGTCATCCGCAGCCGCGTGGGTCTCATCTTCTCCTCCCAGAGAAAGCAGGTGATGCAGGAACTTCCGGCCAACCTCCTCATCCGAGGCGGTCGCCGTGATTCTTACTTCAGTGCACATAGATGCTCAGTAGCTCCGCTATCGTCCACAGAAACAAGAGGATCATGGCTATCGTCCCCATAATGTTCATGGCTATCGTCCCCATAATGTTCGTCGCCCGACCGATCTCCATCGTGTTCCTCCAGAGCCTTTCGTCCTGCATCGGAGATGCTCCATTCTTGCGAAGCCAACCAGTCGCCCCCGCCATCGTCTGTCATTTCGATGAAGCCTTGCTTACGCAAGGATCTCATGGTAGAAGCGTGGATATAGAAAAAGGGTTTACCACGGTTTGTGAATGCCCCGGCCGTCCTATAGCGCCTACTCTTGACCACCTCGCCCGTTGCCAAACGAGATAGAACGTTTAGCTGAATCTCCGTCAGCCCCACCGTCGCCCGCCCGATCTCCATCTCCATCCCCCCTGAACACATCCGGCCACAGCTTCAGCATGCCCATGATCACCTTGGCCCCGGCATCTCTCTTCCCCGAGTACAACAGGCTCAGATGCGAATGGCTGATGCCCAGCAGCTTCGCAAAGTCCTGTTGCTGCTCTATCCCCAGCTCTTCCTGCTTTGTTCTCAATAGTCCGACTACGTCCATCAGTAGAACACCTGTCCAGTCGTCGCGTCCGGTTTCCAGTACTAGTATACCGTTTCTTGTTACCGTTGTCAAGTCACCCCAGCAAAGTTTAAGGTTTGCACGGCGTTTGAATGCCCAAAAGCGGTATCAAATGACCTATAATGGGGGTATACTTCGACGGCGTGTGATCATGACACTAGGACCGACAATTCGCAGGCTCCGAGAGGAGAGGGGTCTCAAGGTCTACCAGTTGGGCAACCTGATTGGTGTGGATGCCTCATATGTGGGGAGGATTGAGAAGGGCCGGGTGGAGAACGTCGGTTCGGAGTTGATCGGGAAGATAGCGGAGGCGCTTCAAGTCAGCACTGACTATCTCTATGCAGAAGGCGGTTGGCTGCCGCCCTTGTATGATCCAGGAGAGCTCGACCTGACGGAACGGCGTCTGATCGAGATGCTCCGTAGTATCCCGACGGCCAGTCTCAAACAGCGAGTGTTGGAGCAACTCACCTGGATCGCCGAGGTCGCTCGCGACGCTGACCTTGCTAGGCAGCCAGCGCTCCGCTTGGCGGCTGACGAACGTGAAGGGTACCAGGCAGAGGAGGACACGTGAAGACGTGGCAGGTGCTTGTGCTCGCCGGGCTGTTCGTCCTCGTCATCCTCGTTCTATTGGCAGCCCTCAACCTCGCCATGCCCTTCATCGCCGGGCCGGCAACGCCAACCCCGCCCCCTATTCCCACCTCGACGCCCATTGTTTTGCCTACCCGATCCCCCCCCACGCCGACCACTGAGCCAACGAGCACAGCGACTCCCCTCTTGGTCTATGCCGATCCATACCTCCCATGCCTCAAGGACAGCTACGATGACCTCATAAGTCTCATGGGACAGATCGAAGAGGCACTTTCCGACGAGATAGTTCTGTGTAACCTCGTACCTGCGGCCCTCGATGATATGTTCGAGATCAGGATCAACCACGCTACCTGTCCCGAACCGGCTGATCCAACACTCTCGCTACTGGAGTTTGCTTTCGCCACAGCACTACAGTCAGGCGATTCCTACCTAAGAAACATGGATGACTATTGTGAGGATTCCAATCCATGGTCGCTCCAGATGGCAACTGACGATCTGGAGGACATGGCTCATTGGATTAGGGAGGCGACGATCCAGCTTGCCAACTATGCCTCCCAATGACTCTACCGAGCGCTCGGTAAACTCCCACTCTATTCCCCTCTCCCCTCCTATTGCTCCTCTCCCCTTGTGGGAGAGGCTGGGGTGAGGGGTAGGTGAGGGGCAATGCGTTGTCTCATCTGGGCTGCCGTCAGCAGCAAGCCCCAGGCCGCCGACGAAAAGGACTCCATCCCCTCCCAGATCGAGGCCGCCCGCGAGCTCGTGGAGCGCAACGAGGGCTGGCATGAGGTGGGCGAACCCCTGATCATCCCCGGCCACTCCCGCTCCTACATCTTCCTCGCCGAAGCCGCGGTCGATATGCCTGTGTACACAGAGCTCATGTCCCTGGCCCGAGAGCGCGAGCTGGACCTCCTCATCTGCCGAGGGCGCGATCGCCTGGGCCGCACCGATGCCCTCATCGCCCAGGTGGAGGAGTACCTGGCCAGCTATAACGTGCAGATCCTCTCCCTCTCCATGCCCACCAGAGTTCAGGATCCTGATCAGTTCGCCGAACAGCGGGATCGAGCCTCGATCTGGATGCGCTCGGTTGAGCGTGCCCGGGCCCAGGATGAGGTGGCTGAGCTCCAGGCCCGCTTCCGCATGGGCACCCGGCGCCGCGTCAAAGAAGGCTATCACCCCAACAATAACCTCCCCTTCGGATACCGCCTCGGTGAAGAAGGCTTTGGCATCCCCTATCAGCCACAGGCGCAGCTCGTGCGGAAGGTCTTCGCCTGGTTCCTGGAGGGACAGACCTACGAGGGCATCCTGCGCCTGGCAAAGGCCCATGCCATCGAGAGCTATCCCCGCAACGCCACCGCCCTGAAGCACATGCTGGCCCTCCCCTACTACTCTGGCCGTGTTACCTGGCGGCGGTGGGATCACAAAGAAGCCGGCTGGCGCGATTCAACCGACTGGATCACGGGCCCGGGCAAGCATGAAGCCATCGTCTCCGAGGATACCTGGAGCGCAACGCAGCGAGAGATAGCTGCCAGGCGGGAGCAGGGCAAGCGCCACCCCTACACCAAGTACCCCCTCTCCGGCTTCGTCTATTGCGGCTACTGTGAGCAGCGCATGACCATCACCGGCGGAGGAAGTACCAGGGGCTTCTACCAGTACCTGATCTGTCCCCACCCCCGCAGCGAATGCCCTCGCCCCACAGCCCGCAATGGCGTTCGTCTGGAGCCGGTGGAGGAGAGCGTTCTGAACTGGATCATCGAGCGGGCCACCTCACCCGCTCTCCTCGAGGAGGAGCTGCTCGCCATGGCCGATCAGAAGACAATCGACGCCACCTCAGACCTCGCCGCCTTGCAGGGAGCCCAGACCAGGATCCTGCGGGCCCTGGAGCAATGGACCGCTGACTATGAGAGCCTGCTCATCGATCGTTCTGAATACTACACGCGGCGGGAGAGCCTCGAGGAGGAACTAGAGCTGATCCAGGGGGAACTGCAGCAGAAAGAGAGGGCTGCGGCTCACCGGGACCATGAGACCATGGAGAAGGCCTTCACCGAGCTCGTGGGCCCTTCCATCGACCGCTTCCGCAGGCAGTGGTACGGCCGCGAGAACGCTCAGGAGATCAAGGCTCTACTCCGCCAGATCGGCCTCCGCATCGTCATCACCGCCGGCGCCACCACGCCCCAGCTCAGTGACTAGCCAAGCTCGCAGATACCAAGAGTCGCTGGCCCACTGTCAACCACCATCTTCACACGCCAAACCGCCCGGGTTGCCCCGAGCGGCCTGACGGAGGAAAAGATGTACGCGCGCCCGAAGGCGCTTCTTCTATCCACTTGGCAGCTTGCGGATGTGTGCAAACTGACTCCCAGCGAACGCTGCCAACCCGGCCATCATACCCAGGTAGATCACATCTTGATCAATCCCAGCGCCGCATAGGAATGCTCTGGCAAGCAGTGAACCCACAGGCACCACCAAGCAGAATCCGAACATGATGGGACGTTTCCATTTCGGCGGTAGCTCACTCCATGCTGGCCAGTATTCGACTAGGACTGAGACGAAGGCTCCCGCTGCTATCTGGATGAATGCTGCTGTCCCGATCAGCAACAGGAACTCGCATAGGGTCGGTGGATATGGCTGCTCCTGGAAGCCGCAAAGAGTCGCGACCATGATCACCAGCAGCGCCAGGACAGCCACCACCGACAACAGTTTACGCCATCTTGAACCTAGCACCTCTCACCTCCTGTATACATCTCGTCGTCAATCGTATACAATCCGTCGTCACTCACCTTCTCCTCCCTCACACCCTGAACCTCCTCAGCAGATGCTCCTTCAGCTTCTCCTTCTGCTCTGCCGACACGTCCAGCTCATCGATCACAGCCTCCTCATGGTCTCTTGCCGCACCGATTCCCGCCCTGAACGCCAGCGCATCTCTCAAGGTGGGTAGCAGCACAATCCCCTCGGGCATATAGACACACGCTGGGCAGAATACCTCCGTCCGGTGATTGAATGATCCCAGGTCTCTGAACTGATTTTCTGCCGACGTGAAGGCCCCCACCTTGATCATCCAACTCCAACCACCGATGTCATAGCCGGCCTTTTCTACCAGTCCATAGTGCCAGAAGATCTCGGCCCCGGGGATGTGATCATGTGCGCCGGCCACAACCTTCCCCGGGAAAGTCATTTGATACTCGCGCCGGTTGCTGTGCAGCGTGCTCAGAAATGACCTGTACCTCGCCTTGTGGAAAAGAAGATGCGGGTACTCCTTCTCTTCGCCATCGAAGTCTACCTGCAGCAAGAGCAGTCCCTTGTTCTCGAAGAAGGCAATGGTCTCATTCTGCTGATATAGCCATCGCAGCAGTGATTGCCCGGCCACCCCTTCGTCGAACCAATGATCATGTGTCCCGCCGATCTTTGCCTTCAGCTTTCCCTTGCGAACCATCTCCTGCGTGAAGCTCACGATCACCTGCGCCTGGAGCTCCACCGGCAGGACCTGTCCGAGGACCCATGCCAGGTGTCGCGTGCTCCTGCTGTTCTGGCGATCATCTCCCAGATCGAAGAGGAACGTGTTCTCCGATCGGAGAATCATCGACACTTCGTACAACCATCTCGGGTAGTCCGTCGCCTTGGATCCCAGATGCCAGTCGCCTGAAAAGACCCCGATGGGATACGGCTTTCCTGGGACCTTGCACACTCGAATGTCTTTCGCTGGCTGGAGCCCTTCCATCGCCCCCTGAGTATCGCTCGCCAGTGAGATCAATCTCCTCCAGTGGATCGGGTCCTGCGGCTTTTCGTCGCCCAGCAAGGCGGTGACTTGCTCATCAAACTCATCTACTTCTACTTCGATCTCAAAGACAGGCTCTTCCTTCTCTTCGGTGAGACCCTGGGTCTTCAGATACCGATAGTGGCTTCGTACCGCATCTGGATGCTTCCCCAAGACCTCTGCACATTCCTTCCAGCTTATCTCATCCTTGCGGAGCTGGAGGAGTTCCCGGTCCTCGTCAGATGTCCATGTTCTTCGAGGGCTCACAGCTTCTCCACCTCGAGCTCCAGCCCCGTGTCCCCTTCCACCTTCACCTCCCACGCCTCCGCCTCACCGGGATAGTCAAATGGCACGCTCACCAAACGGTAGTCAAAGAGACCCCCTGAATCCAGGCCATGACCCCGCCCACGGCAGCAGCTCCTTCAGTTTCCCAGGGCAAGCCGTGTGCCACAGCTTCCCCTGCTCATTCACGTACCCCAGATAGGAATGCGGCAGCACGTAGCATGGGCGATACTGTCCCCAGCCCTGCCCCAAAAACTCCCACAGGCCGCAAATCAGCAACCGGAGTGAGCGAATCTGCTTCATATCCGGTACGGAAGCGGTGAAATCGCCCATGACGCTTATGCCGATCACCTCTGGGTTCAGGTCTCCGCAGTCGTGGATCTCCCAGACCAGCGGCGCCATGAAGTAGACCTCTCCCTCCCAGTCGATGATGAAGTGGTAGCCCACCGTCGGCCAGCCTCGATCATTGATGTGCATCTGCACAATACCCATCGGCGTCTGCGGTCCGTTGGATCCGGTGTGATGCACCACGATGGCGTTGACGTCGCCGAAGCCCCTCTGCGGGATCTGGTCCAGCTTACTGAGGCTCTTCACCTGCTTCCTCAGATCCACTACGACCAGCCCCAGGCGCTCCAGGCCAGCCAGAAGGCTATATGGGACTTCTGGTGTAGGCCCCGGCTCCGGCCCCGGCTCCGGCTGCGGTGGTGGCTCTGGCGCTGGTTCTGGTGCAGGCTCAGGCTCCGGCCCCGTCTCGGTCCATTGGAAGGTGAAGTTCAGCGTGCAGTGCACCGTCCCCATAACCATGCCGATGCCCCTCACCGTCTCCGAGTTTCCTTCCACCGCTGCCCAGTGCGGTCCCCCACCGAGCGCCGGGTCATACTTGGCCGTGTTGGCCATAGCGAAGCCCACTCGCCCATCGGGACCCGTCCTCTGTGAGACCTCGGTGCCCGGCCATCCCCAGCGCACAGCACTATTGGGCAGCAACTGGCCACCCATCGCCTTCACCCAGATGTCGCAGTTGGCAGCCTCACATCTCTCGCGGATCTCCACCACCCTGAAGCCGGCTCCCTGGCATGGCTCTATGCTCATCGAGTACGCGGTCAGGAGCTGCTTCGGGTTTGTCTCCATCCCGTCCTTCAGGTACGCTTTCACATTCACCTCCAATTGTGGCTCTGGCTCCGGTTCGGGATCAGGCTGAGGCAGCGGCCCTGTATCCGGCCCGGGACCAATCCCCTTCACGTACTCCTCCACGTACCGCACCACCGGCCGGTGGCTCCCTGGATCCGCCCCGTCGCTGTGACGGTGCTCCTGCCACCCCGTCCAGCCGCCGATCCACAACGTGATGCCCTTGACCTGCGGGTACTGATCCAGCAGCCGCAGGTAGGCCACCGTGTCCTCGCCCCTCACGTTGTTCTGCGCGGGGTCGATGGAGTTCCCGTTCTCCCACTGGATGCCATACGTCCCCTCGACGATGTAGATCGGCTTCCCAGAAAAATACTTCTCGTACTCCAGGAACCTCAGACCATGCGCCGGGTCCTTGTACTGCCCTCTCCTGAAGCCGTAGCAATGGACGAAGTGTAGGTCCAGCCTATCCAGGGCGTGCTGGCAAAGGCTGTTGGGCCCATAGTAGTATCGGCCCGCAGGATCATTCGGAAACCTCACGTCGTGATTCCCCACAGTTAGATGAGGTCCCCCTATCAACACGCCAGGCTCTTCCTTCTTGGCCACGTCGATGAAGGTTGCCAAGGCCTGGCCATACCGCTCGATGTGCTCTTCTTTGTCCCCGAACCCCTCGCCATAGGGAGGATTGCAGGCCCCCGTGGGCATGTTCGGCTCGTTGAAGGGCTTGAGGGCGATCTTCCCCGCGGGGATCCCTCGAGCCATGCACCGCCGCGCCATGATCACCGACTCCATGGCGTGGATCCCCCAGCGGTTGGGGTGCAGCCCATGCTCCGGCTCGAAATACTTCCTCAGCACCAATAGAGGACGGCCGGCGAGCTCCCACAGGCTGACCAGCTTCCCGATCTCAGCCTCGTCCTCCACGATGTTGTTCATGGCCAGCAGCGCGCTCAGCGGCGCCCATCGCCGAACGATGTCCTCATCCGCCGGCGTGATCGGCGAGCAATTGGACAGATGCAGCCCCGGTCTCACGTTCCCCTCCTATCCCGCCAACGTCTTGAAGATCATGGCAATCACCGCGCTGCCCAGCGCCAGGACCAGCGCCAGCAGGATTCCCCACACCAACCTCGATAGCGCCGACAGCCTCTCTATGACCATGGCCAGCTCATGGTTGCCCACGTAGGCATAGACGAAGGCCATCTTCGCCAGCTCGGGCACCTTCTTCCCCTCGGCCAGTTCCTCCCCCTGCTTTACCAGATCGTCATGGTCCATTGTCACCCCCCTCCATCATTAAGCGACCCTCGTCATCATAAACCGCGGGCTATAGTGAGATTGTGCTTCTAGGTTAAGGTTGCCGCCTGTATCTTGGTAGACCAACAACTCGATGTAGTCATTGACGGCCATGCTCCACAACGTATCAGTAACCATACGAGCTATCATGGCAGCACTCACTATGCCATTTTGAATCGTAAGAAAGTTGGTGCCACCAACAGCGTAGGTTATTCTTACGCCCATCGCTCTCGCTACACCGCCGGCACTCGCCGTGAACTGGCCGTGCCCGATCATTAGGTAGATGCCAGCGGTTTTGCATGTCAATCTCGTGTTGTTCACAGCATTGTTGTGGATAGAATCAGTATCCCAATGCTCACCGTCAAACTGCACTGCCACCCAACCTCCCGAACCAATGGATTGGCTTGCGGCCTTGTACACCCGACAGCTTGGATTATTCAGGTGAGCATCAAATGGCTCTGCAGCAGCGTGGGCAGACACATCCACGCCATCCACTGTTCTGCTTGCCGTCATGTTGATGTCATCAATAACCGTCAATTCGCCTATGACTGTATCTTTGTCGGCTCCTGTGATAGTGCCAGAGGTATCGTCCGGGTCATATTCTGCTGAATAGACATTGATTGTGGAAGAAGAGTTATAAAGAGCTTTCCCGCCATTAGCGCGTATGGTAGTTCCTTGGTGTATATTGACAGTGCCACCACTTGCCACATAAATACCGTGGTTGTGGGCTGCTGTGACATAGGAACCGTCTGCCTCAATATATCCACCATAGAAGTCAACTGTGGCGTTGCCTACCGTAACGGCATTTCCACCCCTATCATAATAACCGCCAGAGAAGTTGCGAATCTCACAACCAAAGAATCGGTGAGTACCTCCGATTATGTACGCAGTGGCGCAAAGCCAGGACGTAGTAAACGACTCTAAGATTCGACAATGGTGAAAGTCTACATTACCACCAGTCAAGAGCACGGGATTATCGTCATTGTCAACTGAGTTAATGCGGGCAATAACTAGGTTGCGGATAGACACATCGGTTGGAGCACCCTCAATCGCAATTGAAGAGGTGGAAGAGTATAGCGTAGTCCCTAACCCTATGAGATCAACGTAGCTTTTCAGCGTCACTTGGTCCCATCCAAGGTCGGGAGCAATTAAGATGACATATCGGTTATCAGCAGCCGCATCTGTAATAGCTGCCATAGCCGCAGTGACCGTGGAATAGTCCCCTCCGCTCTTGGCCACCCACTTGATGTTGCCCCTGGCGTAGCCGATCCGCAGATCCTCATCCCCGCCTCCGCCAACCTCCGTGAGGGTGATGGGCCCCTGGGCCGTCAGTTTGTTGATCAGGTAGTCCGCCGTAGTGTCATCCGAGCTGACCTTGACCTTCTCGTCTGCACCGCCACCTCCCGCCTGGGCCTCATACCCCAGGTCTCCAGAGGCATCCCGGTACACCAGTACCTTGCCGTCCCCGATAGACGTGTCGATGACGTCCACGGCCTTGATCTTATTGGCATCCTGTTGGTCCGCCAGCACTCCATTCAGGCCGGCCACGCTGATCTCATCCGCTCCCCCGTTCTGGTGGCTGGATGCGTGGCTCTTCGGGGGTTGGGCATCAGCCAGCTCTCCGCTCAGCCCCGCCACGCTGATCTCATCCGCTCCACCGTCCTGGTGGGTCGAGGCGTGGCTCTTCGGGTCCTGGGCATCAGCCAGGTCGCCACTCAGGCCACCAACGTTGATCTCATCGGCCGCGCCATCTTGATGTGTACTGGCATGAGAAACCAGGGTCTCGATTCTCTGCACCGGCGTGTAGCCCGTTCCAGAACCGCCACCCCCGCCGCCCACGTTGAAGCCGTCGAACATCCACCGCGACGTCGGCCCACTGCCGATCTTCTTCACGAAGATCAGATCATCTACAGCGATGCCCTCCATCGGCCTGGCTATCACCTGCACGCCCAGCATCGACCCGATGTCACATAGGATCGACCCGTTCGCCAGATTCGCCACGCTGGTCACTAAGCCCACCACCGGCTCACGGTAGGCAGCAGCGTCGATGATCGCCCTCGCTAGCCGTTCTTCCGCTTCTTTTGATGCGCCTTTCTTCTTTGTCATCCTAGATAAGACGTCCTGTATTGTATAGCTGGTATTTCGTCATCCACTTGCCGGTTCCGATCTCGGGCCGGAACTCCAGCGACTTCACTGCCCAGCATCGATTGTCAAGCCACTCAAACTCGTGCCAAAGGGTAGGGGAGACCCAACAATCCACTGTCACCGGCTCGTGCAGGTCCAGCACGTGGTTCAACGGGCATTTCAGCGTCAACTCCCAGTTAGCGGTCTTCCAGGCCCTCACCTTCGCCGCCCAAGTAGCCAATGTGGTCGCGCTGTCGCAGATCAATCCTTTGATCGTCAGCCAGCGACCTCCCCAGGCCTTGTTGCCGTCGGAGCCCATGATCTCCGTCAGGTCAGACGTCAGCGCCCACAATTCAACGTATCTGAGGAATTGGTCATCGGGCGGCTGGTATACTTCCACCTCCAAGCACATCCCTTCGTCGAAATCCATGATCGGGTCCGGTGTCCCCCACCATTCCTGCCCCCGGATCACTTGGTGCGGCACCACCTTCAGCTCACCGTACCTATCGCAGAAAGCTATCCCAAACGTCCTCTCCGCCACGTCCTCGATGATGGTCCACATATCCGCCCTGTCGATCTGGAGATTCGAGATCGTGTTCTGGTCGTACCACAACACCACGCCATGGTACTGGCAGAAGTTCGTGTGTGTCTGTAACAGGTGCCACAGCGCATCGATGGGCCGAAAGTCCGCCACCGAATGTACGCCCGTCGCCGCACTCTCGGCCCAGCTCGTGTTCTGCACCTCCCCCCTGAGAAATAGACTAGGACTCTCCAGCGTGTAGGTCGCAATGTCCCTATCGCCGTCCTGTTTGAAATGCCTTTCCTTCACGTAGCCGTAGAAAAGCCCTTGCGGGTATTTGTAGCCTCCAAAGGTGTCCTTCGTTCCATCCCAGTAGTCCTCAGCCCAGATCAGCATGCCCCTATGGAGTGCGAGCTCCGGAACGCCCGGAGTCTGTTCGAAACCTTTGGTGCACTCCAGTACCACCTCCGTGCCGCCCTGCTCGGCCGAGGCGCGCCAGCTCTTGATCTCGCCCACGCCATCGAATCCTGAGCTTCCGCTCGCGTACACCTTCACGAAGGCATAGCTATAATTGCTCCCACCTACCCCGGTCACAGTGAGCGTAAGGGGAACCGCGAACCCCGCCGACGCCTCAGAGGTGTTCACCGTCACCGTAGCGGTATTGGCATTGTCCAGTGTGACCCCATACCCCTCGTCCACGGTCCAGGCCCATGTGCTCACCCCGCCGCCGCCGCGATCGTAGGAATCCCCCCCATAGAGGTCGATGCTCTCGCCGGCGATGACCGTGGAGTACCGAGGGCAGATTCGCACCATCGGAGGAAAGGTGAGCGGGCCGCCATCGTCTTCAGTCGCAAAGAAACCAAACTGTGGGAAACAGGCAAACCGCACCTCCATTCTCTGGGGGCTGGTCCGCAGTTTCTCTTCCTGTCCCGACGTCAGTGGCATCTATCGTCCATCCTCAGCATCCCCCTCTCCCCTCGTGGGAGACCTGTCCTGAGCCTGTCGAAGGAGGGTTGGGGTGAGGAGCATTACTGAATCTTGCTCAGGTGAAACGTCACCCCATACACCAGCATCGTCTCCTGCCGCTCCACCTGTGGCTCGTGACCCCAACAGGTCACCGATCGGTAGGTCCCCATAGAGCCCGTCGTCTTCGGAGGGATCTTCGCACTCTGAGCCGCATTCTTCGCCGCATAGTACCGGTTCCAGAGCTCCGCCCAAGCCGCCTGCGAGATCACCTCCCAGTAGCACGTCCCTTCCTCATACCCTTGCTGGATGGGTTTCCCGGTCGCCGCCCTCCCCACGTCTTCCAGGGGCTCCGGCCGGTACTCCTGGGGATCCGGGAGGCTCGAGAAGCTGCCGTTGAACTCGAACTTACTCATCGCTTGTACCGCGCCCCGACCTTCCTAGCCAGGTTGTCGTAGCTCTTATCAAACGCATCAGCCCATTCCCCCATCAGCCGGGCCTCTTCCGTGGACGATAGTGTTCCGTCGAACTGGAAGGTGTTGTTGGCTGGCTCCACCGTGATGTTCACATTCTCGGGCTGGCGCTGCCAATCCTTCAGTCCCTCCGTCCTCCACCTGCCACCACCCAGGCCACGCCTTGCCTGCTCCTCACTCTTGGCCAATCTCTCTTCAGGACTAAGGCCTGCCCACTGTGTCTGCCAGTTCTGCACACCCGCATAGGCCAGGGCTGCCATCGCTGCTGCGCCTGCCACCATCAAAGCTACAGGACCCAATCCCGCCCCCGCGGCGGCCGTTCCCACCTTACCAACGCCACCAGCGCCACCTGCGCCTGCACCGCCCACGTTGGTCACCGCCGATGTCACATACATCGTCTTCGCTGTGAAAGCAGCCGCTTTCAAGATGTTCCCCGGTAGCCCCGTCGTCACCTGCGCCAGGGCCCCACCGATCAGCAGGCTCTTCGCCCAGGACGGCCAGGTATTGATGATCCTCAACACCTCGCCCAGGAACGTCGCTACCCCAGCGAACCCCTCACCCCACGATTTCAGGGAGCTTCCCACGCCCTCCCAGTCGATGGTGGCGATCCAGGTCGCCATGGTCTCGATACCCGTGGCGATCTTCTCTCCCACCAGTCGGGCGAAGCTCTCCAGCTCGTCCCAGTGCTCCGCCACCCATACCGACAGAGCATTCAAAGACTCGGAGATCTTGATCTTCGCTTCCTCTCCCATGATCCTCATCAGTTCGCCGAAGCGCCCTTTCAGAGTATCGATCGTTCCCGAGGTCGTGGCTGCCTGTTTGTCCACCAGGTCGAACCCATACCCCATCTCATCCAGCGCGTCGTTGACGATGCTGAGGTTGGTCTCCATCTCCGATGCGCTATCCCCAGTATCGGCAAAGGCTGCCTCCTCTGCCGCCAGTTCCCCGTTGACCTTCTCCAGTTGCTCCCGGAGCTGCACCATCCGGTGCTGCTGCTTCAGATCGGCCGCCGCCTGTTTCGTCACCGATGTCACCCGGCCGAGCTGCACTCTCTCGCCCTCCTGCATGGCCAGACTCAGCTCCTCTATCTCCCAGAGCAGGTCACGCTGCTTCAGCCTCAAATCCTCCACCGATTCCGCCGTGGCCTTGGAACCTCCCTGAGCAACCCCATAGGCTTCCTTCAGCTTGTTGATCGTGGAGCGAGGGATGTTGAAACGGTCCTGAAGGCTGATCCAGTCCCCCGACATCGCCTCTCTCAGCGCGTATGCCGCATCTTCCAGCGTCTTGCCTGGCGTGGACGCCTTCAGCACCTGAGCCGTCTTCATCATCTGCTCGAACATCTCCTGGTTGAACCGCCCCTCCGCGTCCTTGGCGAAGGGCACCAGCATCTGCCCCGCTGCGTAGACCTCTTGCGGCTTGAATCCCGGCCGCAGCGCCTCCTTCATGATGAAGTCGATGGCCTTGCCGGCGGCCTCTGCGTCCCCCACCAGCGTCTCGATCGTCATTCGCATGTTCTCGAGCTGGATGTTGGGATCGATCAGCCAGTCCCAGCCCATCTTCAGCGCCGCTCCGGTAGCCAGTCCAATGAGAGCAGTCTTGAGGGAGAACACGGTGTTGATCACGCCTCTGATCGCCGTGCCCATCCCGCGGGCCATCGCCCCGATCGCACCCAGCGCGAACGTAGCCCCGTTGCTGATCCCTTCTCGCAGGGTCGCTCCCACCCTCGTCGCCGCCTGTCCGATGCTGCTCAGCTGGCTGCTGGCGCTGCTCTTCAGTCGCTGCACCGACCGCGACACGGAGGAGAACCCCGCCTGGGAGTCGTCCTCCACCGTCATCTTGATCGCCAGTTCAGCTACTGCTGTCGCCATCTCCTGCTCCTACGGTCCCCTCTCCCCTCCTGTAACCCCCCTCTCCCCTTGTGGGAGAGGGCTGGGGTGAGTGGTAGGTGAGGGATCTTACCGAGCGCGCGGTAAACCCTTCTTCCTCTTCCCCCTGGGCCCCAACGTCGTCTCCAGGCTCGCCATCTCCACGAACTCCAGCACCCGGCCCAGGGTCGCTCCCTCCATGATCTCTATGTAGCGCGTCAGGTCCCCCTCAGCTAGACGGAAGGCCATGACCTTGAAGGGAGCGCTTCCCCCCTTCCCTCGCATGGCCCTGATCAGCGCTTTTTTCTCCCGCCTTTTTTTGCGCGGCTCTCCTCCTGGACCTCTCCCTTCCCATGGGATTGAACCTCTTCGTCCCCCCACATCAGGTCGCTCAGGAACTCGAAGAGCTTCAGTTGCACCCCTGTGGGCAGTAGCTCCCTCCATTCCCGGCCCTGCCCGGGCAAAGGCACAGCGCTGCCTTCCGCATCACTGAGATTCCAGGACACCACCTGCTGCTCGAGCACGAAATCGACGAACCGCTCCGAGGCCTCCTCCAGCTCCGCCCGGATCCCCGCCGCCTCATCCTCGCCCGTCTCCTTCAGCATCTGCCTCTGGAGCCGGTTGATCGTCCTCTGGTACTCGGTGAACTGTTCGTCAACCGTGGCCAGGAGTGCGGTCCTGGGCAAGACCTCCACCCACTCGCCCTCGCACTCCAGACCCGGGATCCCGAACTCCGCCAGCTCGATTCGCCGCGGCTTCGCCTTCATCTTCTCCTCCTGTCGCGCATTCCCCCTCCCATACCCTTATCTTCCTCTCCACTTGTGGGAGAGGGTTGGGGTGAGGGGTGATTGACTAGTAGCTCGCCACAGCGTTGTACAGCTCGAACAGCCCGATCCCGTTCGTCGTATCGTCCTGCGACCTCCAATCCACCTTGGCCACCACGAAATCGCCGGAGTCGTCCGGCTCGTGGTCCAGGATGTTCACGTCCGACAGCGTGATCACCAACCGCTCGTAGTACGGCGTCTCGGCCACTGTCTCCACGATGTCCACGCCCTGCAGATCGATGATCCACTCCCTGGTCGTGTCCGCGACCCAGTCATCGTATTCGTCGTCGTCCTCGAAGAGGAACGTCGCGCTGCCCCTCACCGATCGCCCGCCGAACAGGATGCCCTGTGGATCCTGGCTGCCGGCGCCAGACTTGGTCAGCACGCATCCCGTCTCGATGTTCAACTCGAAATCGACGATGCACTCGAAGTCCGCGCCGCCCAGGTCGCATTCCCCCTTCCAGCCGGGGAGAGGCCGGTAACTCGGCTTCGTGAAGGCCTCCGTGGCCGCCTTCCCCGGCGCCTTCCCGATCAGCGCTGCGCCCACGCTGAGGATCGACTCATCCTCTGCCGGCGCCCAGCCCAGCGTCAGAGTCTGCACCCCCATGCCCAGGAACTGCTCCACGTTCGTCGCCGATCCCGTGTACAAGCCCTTGTACTCCTCGATGGTCAGGCTCGGAGGCGTGTCAGCCCAGGTATAGGTGTGCTTCTTGTACGTGAGCGCCTCGGCCACCCCAGCCGTCGGAGTCTCTGAGCCGATCGCCGCCAAGAGCAGCAAGCCCAGCGGATCCGCGTACAGGTCCCCCTCCAGCCGGCCCTCGCCATGCTGCCGGCCAAGGAGAGACTGCTGGTCCAGGTCCAAATCTCCCACCGCGCCCTCTGGACTCATCTTGGCCAGCTCGTACTTCAGCCCCCTGGTCGTGGTCGGCCAATAGAACCAGACCGGCGTTTCTGCTATTACGCCCCAGCTCCCATCTTTGGCCAACCGTGCGTAACCCAGCCTACTCGGTCTTACTGTCATCGGACGTCACCTCCTGTCGTTTGCTGTGTTTCCTCGGCTGGTACGGCTTCCACAGCGGTCCCGGGTCCCAGCCTGCGGCTGTTTCCTCCGGGATCTCCAGCACGTGCCCCTTGACCGGGAACACTCCGTAGCCGATGGAAACGGTCCCCTCCTCGATCTCCTCATTGTAGAACTTCACATTGGCCATGATGCCTCCCTTGTCCTTCGCTGTGCCGTCAGCACAGCGAAGGATCACCTCACGTCTATCACCCTCAGGCTACATTCCCAGCCGATGTATGGTGTGTTATTCCATTCGATCCTGCTCAGAGATCCCCCCTGAAACAGGCAGGTCAGACACTCGCCTCCCAGGCTGTGATCCGCAGCGAAGGCCGTGGCCAGCAGCCTCGGGTAGTCCCTCAGCCCATCCACCGCCGTCGGCAGGTCCCCCCGCTTCGCCAGCACCAGCACATTGATCAGGTATTCCTGCTGGAACACGTCCGGCGCCGCCCGCAGGTCGTTCCCCATCGTCTTCTCCACGTTGATGATGGAGGGGAACGTATTCACGCTCTCCGGAGGAGACGAGAAAACCTTTTTGATCCCGCTCACGCCCTCCTCGATGGTCACCACCGCAGCCATCACGTTGTCCAGGTCCATCATCACCTCAGTTGAGAGCGTGGAAGCGCCGTTTGTGCTTGTTCAGCACCTCGGCGATGTATGGGGTCATGGCCTTCTTGTAGAACAACTGCCCCAGCTCCGGCGCCGCGCTGGCATCCTGATACGCCTGCTCCGCTGCCTTGAACACCCTGATCGTCAGCTCCACGCAAGCGTCCCATAGGTCGGCCAGGTCGTTGGTGGCCGCCGGCGTAGCGGCTGCATACCCCCAGTCCCCGGTGATCTCCACGTTCGAGCGTCCCGAGGTGAAGACGCTGTAGTCCCCGTCTGGGTCCACCACGATCTTCATCTTCGGGCTGTCATTCAACGGGTACAGGATGTAGTCGGTGGCCGCCCAGGTGTCGTCCTCCACGATCAACTCGCTTACCGTCTGGAGGTCCGGCACAATCAACGAGGTTGCGCCGTTGCCGTCGAAGTACTTCGTGTCCTCCGCAGCGGCCGCGAAGGATCGTAGACAGTAGCGGTCCATGAACCTGCTCACAGCCGTGATCACCCCGGCCAGCCAGGCGTCGTAGTCAGCCCCGATGTCCAGCCGGGCCTTGACATCGGCCAGCACGCAGTAGTCGGCCATTAGGATTCCTCTTCCTCGAACAGGTCATCTCCTGCCTTCTCTGCGAAGCCGCAGTCGATCCACGACTGGCCCAGCTCCTGGGGCACGTCGTACTCGTTGTCACGAGCGAACGAGCCGTGCGGCCCCGAAAAGCTGGTCAGCGCCTTGATCTTGATCATAACGATCGGCGCTTGCTTCGCTTTCTTACCCTTCTTCCTAGCCACTGTTTGCCTCCTTCTTGGGCCGTATCTCCACGGCCAACCCTGAGCTCACCCACTCTCTGCCCGATTCCTTGGGCACGTCGTACTCCCCCTGCGGGGCGAAGGATCCCCCGGGGCCTGAGAACCCCGTCAGCGCCTTGATCCTCATGGTCTGTCCCCTCCTGAAGTAGTGCCTGATCTGATGATCGTACTCAGGAGGCACGAAGCCCCTCATCT